CTATCCGGCGTCGCCCTGGGAACCAGCCTCCGGAGCTGCCACCTTCTGCCCGCGCGGGACCCGCGTCCGGATCGGCTCCGGCTTCGCCGCCCGAGCCTTCTTTGCCGTCTTGCCGCCGACTGTCTTGGGGCTGGCAACCGGAGCTGGGTCCGACGGGACCGACGCCGCCTCCGTGGCGACCCCGCCATCCGCCTTGCGGGCGAGCGCCGCCTTCCGCAGCTCCTTCGTGTACTGGTTCCAGTGGGGTTTGCACATCCGGCCGAGGCCGTCCTTCTGGCTCGGCTGGGCCGGGAACTCGCCGATCGGCGCCTCGTGCGCCTCGATCCCGAACTTCGCCGATCCGATGCACTTCCGAATGTCCGCCACGTTCGTGGTCCTTTCGCTCGCCGGCGCCGATCTGGCGTTCGGCAGTCCATCCCTCACTCCGTTGGCGCGACGATGCAAGGCCAAAGATCACGAGCCGCCCGATGACGACGAAGACACGCGTCGCCGTGGCCCCGACCAGCGCCTGGCGCAACCGGATCACGGGAGCCGGCGAGGAGGCGCCTGACCAGCTCCTCGCCAACCCGGCGAACTGGCGGATCCATCCGAAGGCGCAGCAGGACGCCCTCGCTGGCGCGCTCGATCAGGTCGGCTGGGTCCAGCAGGTCCTCGTGAACCGGCGCTCGGGCTTCGTCGTCGATGGGCACGCGCGGGTGGCGCTCGCGCTTAATCGCGGCGAGAAGACCGTGCCGGTCCTCTACGTCGATCTCGAGCCTGAGGAGGAGGCGCTCGTTCTCGCCACCCTCGACCCCATCAGCGCGATGGCCGGGCGGGACGACGAGAAGCTCCGGACGCTCCTCGCCGAGATCACCATCGACGATGCCGGGTTGCTCGCCCTACTCGGCGACCTGGCCGGCGACGATCCAAAGGCCGGCCTGACCGACCCCGACGAGGTTCCCGAGGCGCCCGCGGAGCCCTGGGTCAAGCCGGGCGAGCTCTACGTGCTCGGCGACCATCGGCTCCTGTGCGGAGACGCCACGAGCCCCGGCGACGTGGAGCGGCTGCTGGACGGAGCGGCGCCGACGCTCCTTGCGACGGACCCGCCCTACGGGGTGCAGCTCGACCAGACCTGGCGCGACGGCGTCTACAACGGAGCGCACAGGAGCGTGCGCGGCGGATTCGGCGCGAAGCAGCTGGCCGAGCAGCCATACATGATGCGAGATGGGGCAGCTGGCCAACCGCTGCCCGACGACGCCACACCGGCGCCCAGTAGCGCCCACGTGCGCCGCGTGGGCCACCGCCACACCACGATCAGCGGTGACATCCGGGCCGATTGGTCGGAGGCGTTCGCGCTCGTCCCCTCGCTCTCGGTCGGCTACGTGTGGTACGCGAGCGCCCATACCCAAGAGGTGCTGGCGGGCCTTCTCGCCATCGGCTTCGAGCTCGCCTCCCAGGTCATCTGGGACAAGGGGCTCTTCTCGATCGGCCGCTCCTGGTACCACTGGGCGCACGAGCCCTGCTTCGTGGTCCGAAAGCCGGGCGTTCCCAACCTCTTCATCGGCGAGCACGACCAGGCGACGATCTGGCGCGCCCCCTCGCCCAAGCGGATCGGCTCAGGCTCCAAGGAGGAGAAGCAGGACCACCCGACCCAGAAGCCGGTGGTCCTCTCCGAGATCCCGATCCGCAATCACCTACGCCCGGGCGAGGCCGTATACGAGCCGTTCTCCGGGTCCGGCACGACGCTCATGGCGGCGGAGACCCTCGGTCGGTGCTGCTACGCGATGGAGATCGACCCCAAGTACGTCCAGGTGGCGATCGAGCGCTGGCAAAACTTCAGCGGCCGGACGGCGGAGCGGGTCGGTGGCTAGGACGACCGGGTCTGCCGAGATGGTCGCGCCGGTAGCGCTCGAGCTCGCCCGGCGTGACGACGTAGGTCTTGCCGACCAGGCGAGCGCGAAGGCGGCCGGCCTGAACCTGGTGGCGAAGCGTCGAAGCCGCCAAGCCGAGTTGGTCGGCGGCTTCGGTGAGCGTCAGCATCTACTCGGCGGCCTCCGCGTCCATCTCCGCGGCCTTGCGGAGGAGGCGATCGGACAGGACGTCCAGCGCGCTCGCGACTTCGGGGCAATCGGCGTCGGCGGCTTCGCGCGACTCCTTGCCGAGAAGCTCGGCGATCACGCGCATGTCCTCGTTCGTGATCTCGAGGAAGGCCCCGACGCAGATCGGGCGCTCCGCCATGCCGTAGTAGCGGAACAGGTCTCCGGGGACCGCCCGCTGCGTCTTGGTCGTCGTGTCGGTCGTCATCTTGGTGGCTCCTGCGTCCGTGCTCATGGTCAGAACCTAGCCGCTATCGGCCACGTTTGCAAGGCGAGTTACCCACATTCGACGGCGGTCTCCGGTGGGTAGGCGCGGCCCGGCTCCGACCCCGACCAAGGTCAAGATGCTGCGCGGCGAGACGCGCCCGAGCCGCCTCAACCTCCGCGAGCCGATGCCGTCGCCCGATGTCCCGAGGATGCCGGCGGACATGGACGCGGACGCCAAGGTGGTCTGGCGTCGGGTGCTCCGCGACATGCGCCACACGGGCGTGATCCGGGCCGCCGACGCGGACATCCTGCGCTGCTACTGCGAGGCGGTCAGTCGCTACGCCCAGGCGGCCCGCCTGTACGCCCAATCGGGCCCCATCACCAAGCGGGACGGGAACCTCGTGAAGAACCCGCTCCACCAGGTCGCCCGCGACAACGCCGACGAGATCCGCCAGTTCGCCCGCGAGCTCGGCCTCTCGCCATCGGCGCGAGTGGGCCTGCGGATCGAGCGCGAGCAGGCGATGAGCTCGCTCACCGCCGAGATCGGCCTCCCGCCGAGGCTTCGGGTGGTCGCCGATGTGGGCTGAGCCGTGGTTCCCGATGCCCTCAGTGGCGGTCCGCATTTCGCCGCCTACTGCGAGCGGTACGTCCGCCACACCAAGGGCCGCTGGGCCGGCCGGCCGCTCATCTATGAGGACTGGCAGCGCGAGTTCTGGTGGGAGGCCCTCGAGTTCGACCCCGCCACCGGGCTCCGCATCTACAACGAGGTCGGCCTCGGACTCCCGCGGAAGAACTCCAAGAGCACCATGGCTGCCGGTGCCGGGCTGTACATGCTCGACGCCGACGGCGAGTCCGAGCCCGAGGTCTACGTCGCCGCGGCGGCCCGCAACCAGGCCGGGATCGTCATGGGCCAGTCGATCAGCATGGTCCGCCGGTCCCCGCTCCTGCTCGATCGCCTCCGGCCCTACCGCTCGCTCCGCATCGAGTGCCCGCGCAACGGCGGGATCATGCGCTCCCTCTCGTCCGACGGCGCCCTTCAGCACGGCCTCAACCCCTCGGCCAACATCATCGACGAGCTGCACGCCCACAAGAGCGGCGAGCTGTACACCGCCCTCACGACCGGCACCGGCGCCCGCGAGCAGCCCTTCACGCTCTGGATCACGACCGCCGGCGTCGCCGGTGAGGGCATCCTCGCCGACCTGTACGACTCGATGTTCTCCGGAACCGGCGAGCTCGAGGTCCGGGGCTCGCTCCTGGTCTACCGGGACCGGGTCAACGGGACGCTCATCTACTGGTACGGCGCCCCCCGCGACGCGGACATCGAGGATCCCGCGGTCTGGCTCGCCTGCAATCCCGCGTCCTGGCTCGCGGACGGCAAGTACCTCGGTCGCGAGTTCGCGAGGCTGCGGGCTCGCGGCGCACTCCTCGAGTGGCGCCGCTACCACCTCAACCAGTTCGTCGGGTTCGAGGACACCTGGCTGCGCGAAGGCGCGTGGTCTGCAACGCGCGGCGATCTCCCGCTCAACGTCGCTCTGCCAATCGGGGTCGGCATCGATCGAAGCCCGGACGGCGAGCTTGGCGCCGTCGCGGTCGCTCAGCGCCAAGGAGATCGCGTCGTGGTGAGGTCGCAGGTGTTCGCCCCGGAGTCCGCGACCGGGATGGCCAGCGCCGAGGCGATGCGCGTCCGCCTGCGGGACCTGCGCGTCGAGTTTCCCCTGGCGCAGTCCCGCGACGAGAAGACGAAGCGGGCGCTCGCCGGACCCGCCTACGCCTTCGACCGCCTGGCGTTCGGCGAGTCGGCCGAGATGCTGGAGCAGGACGGCCTCGCCATGGTCGACGTCCCGATGACCGCCGCGGTCATGGGCCCGCCCTCGACCCTGACCTACGAGCTCATCACGACCGGGCGCCTGGTCCACGACGACGACCCGGTCCTCGCCGTCCACGTCGCCAACACGACCGCGGTCCTGACCGACCGGGGCATGAAGATTACCCGCTCCAAGCACGGCTCTACCCGCCCGAACGTTGCCTGTGTGGCGATGGTTCGCGCGGTCGCGATGGCGATCCAGGACGCGCCCGTCCCGTTCGTCCGCAGGCCCCGCAAGGCCGTAGGGTTCTGATGATCGACCCGATGCAGCCCGTCACGCTCGAACCCTCTTCGCTCCCCTGGTGGCTCGCGAGGCTCGGCAGGCGCCTCGAGCTTCGCCGCGACCGGATGGAGCGGTACGAGGCGTACTACGCCGGGCGCCAGCCGCTCGCGTTCGTGTCCGACACCTTCCGGGCAGCCTTCGGCGACCGCTTCCGCGAGTTCAGCTCCAACTTCATGTCCCTCGTCGTGGACGCCCACCGCGAGCGCCTCCAGGTGCAGGGCATCCGCATCGGCGACAACCGAGGCGGCGACACCGACGCCTGGGACTGGTGGCAGCGCAACCGGCTCGACGCCGAGTCGCAGATCGCGCACACCGAGTCGCTCGTCAAGGGCCTCGCCTACGTGCTCGTGTGGCCCGACGCGGTCAGCGGCGATCCCGAGGCCACGATCGAGTCGGCGCTCCAGGTCACAGTCGAGACCGAGCCCGGCAAGAGCTGGAAGCGGCGGGCCGCGCTCAAGCGCTGGCTCGCGGACGACGGCCGCTACCACGCCGAGCTGTACCTCCCGGATGGCATCTACAAGTTCCGATCGGAGCAGAAGGCGGCCGAGTTCAGCCTGGCGAGCTGGGGCCGGGTCGCGCAGTGGACCCGCGACGAGGTCCCGGGCGAGCCGTGGCCGGTGCGGAACCCCCTGCGCGTCATCCCGATCGTGCCGCTCGTCAACCGGCCGCGCCTCACCGCCCCGGTCCTCGACGCCTACGGCCGGCCGATCCCGGGCGTCATCGGGCCCGACGAGGGGCAGTCCGAGATCGCGATGGTCATGAGCAACCAGGACGCGATCAACAAGCTGCGCGCCGACACGATCAACGCCTCAGACCTCGCCGCCTTCCGCCAGCGCTGGCTCAAGAACTGGGAGGTCGAGATCGACGAGAAGACGGGCCAGCCGATCGAGCCGTTCAAGGCCGCGGTGGACCGCCTGTGGATCCTGCCCCCGCCCGACCCCGAGGACCCGAACCCGGCCACCCCCGAGCTCGGGGAGTTCGAGCAGACCGACCTCGCGCCGATGATCTCCGGCGTCCAGATGGAGGTGCAGCACCTCGGCGCGATCAGCCGGACGCCGTACCACTACCTCCTGCCGCAGTCGGGCCAGCCGCCGTCGGGCGAGTCCCTCAAGAGCGCCGAGACGGGCCTCGTCGCCAAGGTCCTCGACTCGCAGCTCTACAAGGGCGAGTCCTGGGAAGAGGTCTTCCGACTCAACTTCGCGTTTCGTGACGACCCGCGCGGGAAGGATCTCGGCGCCGAGATCATCTGGAAGGACCCGGAAAGCCGGACCGAGGCCACGCACACCGACGCGATGACCAAGTGGAAGGCGCTCGGCATCGACGAGGAGACCATCTGGGAGGAGCTCGGCCTCTCGCCGCGCCAGATCGCCCTCATCAGGGAGCGGCTCGCCGCGGCCCCTCCCCCACCAACCCAGCCGGCACCCGCGCCCGCCGCGGCGCCGATGGTGCCGGACGTCCAGGCAGCCCTTGCGCTCGGAGGCAAGTAAGACCACCATGCCCGAAACGATCACTCCCGCGGGCGCGATGCCCGCCGCGGCCGGTGCGACGCCGGCCCAGACCACGCCGGTCAGCCCGGCATCCGATCCCACGCCTGCGACCGCCACGCCCGCGACGGGCGACACGGATCCGCTGGGGGAGGCCGGGAAGAAGGCGATCGCCGCCGAGCGCAAGGCAGCGAAGGAAGCCCAGGACGCCCTCCGGGCCGCCCTGACCGAGCTCGAGGCCCTCAAGGCCGCTGGCCTGTCCGAGACCGAGAAGGCGATCAAAGAGGCCACCAACGCCGCGACGGCTGCGGAACGGGCCAAGTGGCAGACGAGCATCCGGTCGGTCCGCGTCGAGGCCGCCCTCCGGGTGGCAGGCGCCACGAACGAGACGCTCCTCGAGCTGGCGTTGCGGTCGGACCTCATCGCAGGCCTGAAGGTCGACGAGTCCGGCAAGGTCACCGACCTCGAGCGGGCCGTCGAGCAGCTCAAGTCGGACATCCCCGAGATGTTCACCCAGGGGGGAGCCGGCGGCCCCACCCGCGGAGCCCAGACGGGCGCACCGGCGCAGGCCAAGGACCTCGAGTCGGCCATCGCAGCGCACTACACGAAACACTGAAATGAACCGGCGGCGCTAGCCGCCATCCCTCCGCCCGAGTGCGAGTGAAGGCGGAACGCGGGATGTCTCCCTACTCGCGGGAGCACCGAATATGCCAGTCACGCTTGCCCAGGCGTCGCTGAACGCAGCGACAGCCATCGACCACCAGGTCATCGACGAGTTTCGCAAGTCGTCGTTCATCCTCGACCGCCTCCCGTTCGACCAGTCGGTCAACCCGGCCGGCGGCGGATCCACGCTGGTCTACGGCTACACCCGCCAGGTGAGCCAGCGGGCCGCCGCGTTCCGCGCGATCAACGCCGAATACAGCCCGACCGAGGTCACCAAGGCGCAGTACACGGTCAACCTGCGGCCGCTCGGTGGCTCGTTCCAGATCGACCGCGTGCTCACCGGGATCGGCGCCGTGTCGGAGGTGTCGTTCCAGTTGACGCAGTTGGTCAAGGCGACCAAGGCGTACTTCAGCGACCAGGTCATCAACGGCAATGACGCCGTCACAACGGACGGCTTCGATGGCCTCAACCAGGCGCTCTCGGGGACCGCGACGGAGGTCGCCGGCCCGGTCCTCGACCTGACCGCGGTCAACACCCAGGCCCTCGCGATCGCCGCGGTCGCCCGGATCAACGCCTGGCTGGCGCTCATGGACGGCCGGCCCGACGCGCTCCTGATGAACGGCACCGCCAAGGCCCTCCTCGGCATGGTCGCCGCGTTCTCCGGCCAGTTGCGCTCCGCCACCGACGCCTTCGGCGTCGAGCAGGAGACGTTCCGCGGGATCCCGCTCGTGGATCTCGGCGAGAAGGCTGGCGAGGCCGATCTCGTCATCCCGAATCGGGCAGCCGGGACCAATGAGGTCCAAACGATCACCGCCTCCGGCACCTGGACGAGTGGCACGTTCACCCTGACGTTCCAGGGGCAAACGACCGCGCCGATCGCGTTCGGGGCCACCGCCGCGACCATCGTCACTGCCCTTGAGGCGCTGTCCAACATCGACTCCGGCGACGTGTCGGCGACCGGCGCCGCGCCGATCGGGACCACGCCGCTCGTCGTCACCTTCGCCGGCCGCTACGCCGGCGTGGATGTCCCGCTCCTCTCGATCGATGCCTCGGGCATCGTCGGCGCAGGGCACGCGGCCGTGGTGGCCGAGACCACGCCCGGCGCGTACAGCGCCAACCCCGGCGGCCTGACCAGCATCTACGCGGTGCGGTTCGGCATGGACGGCTTCCACGGCGTTGCCGTTCCGGGCCAGTTGATCCAGACCTGGCTCCCGGACTTCTCCACCGCGGGCGCAGTCAAGACCGGCGAGGTCGAGATGGGGCCGGTTGCCGTCGTGCTCAAGTCGAGCCGCGCGGCCGCCGTCCTGCGAAACGTCAAGGTGGCCTGATGGATGCTCGCGACGCGGGCGTGCCGATCCTGCTCGGCACGCCGCTCCGCGACGCCGCGGTGGACCCGCGGCCGCAGGACTTCCTCCCGCCGACGAACGCCGGCGAGGCGGATCCTCACGGGCCGCTCGTCGTCGCGCCTGGCATCCACGGAGTCGGCCCCAAGCCGATCCGCGGGGGCCAGGTGTTCGTGGGCAACCCAGCCAAGCAGGATGCCGCCGAGACGGCGCTCGCCGTGGAGGCGCTCGTCACGGAGCCTGAGCCGGCCCCTGCCAGGCGCGGGCGGAAGTAGCCATGCCGTCTCTCGTCGACATCGCTGCCGTTCGGGCGCTCGTGCGTTCGCGCCTCAGCGATGTCGACGTGCAGGCCGTCATCGATCGTGAAGAAGCATGGCTCGCGGGTCGCGTTGGCCCCCTCACGGGCGAGCGCACCGACACGTTCAGGCCCGGGATCGGCGACACCCCGCTCTACCTCCGACGCCGGGCCGAGTCCGTCGTCATGACCGATGCCGGCCGGATGCTGGCCGCCTCCGAGTTCCTGTTCACCCCATCGACTGGCCAGATCCGGCGCATCTGGACGCCTGACCTCGCTGATGATCCACCCTGGCGAGCGCTCTACCTCGGCTGGCAGGGCAGCGTCTCCGCCACGTACACGCCCTCCGACCAAGCGGCCGTGGAGCGCGCCGTGATCGAGCTGGTGCGCCTGACCGTGGGCGAGACGGGCTTCGACGCCGAGACGATGGGCACCTACAGCTACACGCGCGGCGCCAGTGGCGGGCGCCTCAGCCGCGCCGGGCTAGCCCGCGGCATCCTCGTCAAGCGTCCGGCCTACAGCATGCGGATCCACTCCGCGATGGAGCCGGCGTGAGCTTCGACGACCTGCTCATCCACCAGCTCGTCATCTACCGGATGGTGGCTGCCCTCGACGCCCTCGGCGATCCAATCCTCAACGACCACGGCCAGCCGACACTCGCGCCCGAAGTCCTCGCCACGGTGGACGGCCGGATCGAGCCGAAGACCGCCCGGGAGGTGGCCCTGCTCGACCAGGGTGGCGCCGTCGTGAGCACGCACACCGCCTACATCTGGCCGCTGACGGGGCTCACGACTGCCTGCTGGATCGAGTCCGGCGGGGTGCGCTACGACATCACCGGGTTGCCCGACGCGGGCGGCGCTGGGCACCATCTCGAGCTCGACCTCCAGGCGGTGGTCTGATGCCCTACTCCAAGGCGCCGTCCGCCAAGGTCCTCGCCAACCGCGCGGCCAAGGTCGTGATGAACCGCGCGGCGCTCGACGACGCGGTGCTCGGCATGGCCGATGCCCTCCTCGCGGTCGGTCAGCAGATCATCGACGACGCATCGAAAGGGCCCGGCGGTTCCGGGATCGGATCGCTGCGCGACCCGACGACGGCCGCCAAGCGCGGTGTCCCGATGATGCTCGACACGGCCGCGCTCGGCGTCTGGGCGGCGGGCAAGAAGGTCGGCGGCGGCATGGTCGGCAAGCCGCGCGTCTCGACGGTCATCGAGAGCAAGGCGATCCCCGGGACCTTCCGGAGCGTGCGCCGCGTTGCGAGCACGCCGCGGAACGAGGCGGTCCTGTTCGTCGGCTTCGCGTCGCCAATCGCCCACTTCGCGGAGCTCGGGACGATCAAGGAGCCGGCGCGTCCGTTCCTCACGCCGGCGCTCAACCGGAACCTCGGGATGCTCGGCGCGTCGCTCGTGGTGCCCGCGATGGGCAAGCGCATTGCAGGCCGGCTCTCGCTCGACCGGCGGTTCACGGGATGACGCTCCTCTCGCCGCTCGGGGCATCGGTCGCCGAACTCGCGGCTGCGGCTGGCGTTGCCGCGATCGTGGGCCTTGACGAGGTCGGCATCCGCAGGGTCCGCCCGATCGAGCCGGCCGCCGGCGACTCCCTCGGCCCGGGCCGCTACGTCGCGTTCGTCGTGGTCTCGGTCCTCGACGATCCGGCGCTCCCGTTCGCCCCGGTCCGCGACGTCACGCTCGGCATCCGGGCCTATGCCGCCACCTACGACGAGGCAGAGGCGCTGTGGCTCGCCTGCGAGGCCGTCTTCCGCGACCGCGGCGCCCGCCGCGCGGCATCCGGGCTCGGCGTCTGGTTCAGCCGGCCCCGCTCGATCGGGCCGGACCGTGATCCGGACACGAAGCAGCCCGTCTGGCACGGCACGGTCCGGTACCCCACCACCATCGGCAGCGTCTGAGGAGGCCACATGGGCAACTCGCCGACCTACAAGGGCAACCCCGTCCTCCACGCGGCGCGAGCGCGTCTCGTCGAGCGCCAGGAGGCCGACCTCGCGGCGGCCGTGAAGGCGCTGGCAGACGCCGAGGCGGAGGCGGCGGAGGCCGCGCGAGTTGAGGCGAGCGCGGCGCTCGTGCTGCCGTCGAGCCGCCGGGTCAAGGCATCCCCAGCCGCGGAACAGGAGAACTGAGCCATGTCCATCGCGACCACGGACTACCTCTTCGGCCCCCCCTCGAGCCTGACGGTCGGCGGCGCCGAGATCGGCCCCTCCGAAGACCCGGCGACGCTGACCATCACCGAGACGACCTGGGGCCCCGACCTCCAGGGCAGCGTCGGCCAGGTCGCGGGGCTCATGCGGGTGACCAAGGTCAAGGCCGAGCTGGCGACCAAGCTCAACAACCTCAGCCTGGCCATGTTGCAGGTGGCGCTTCACGGTGTCACTCCGACGGTCGGAACCGCTGCTGTCACGGCCGTGAGCGGCCTCGCCACGACCCTCGCCGCAGATGCGGCGGCCGGCGCCACATCGATCGTGCTCACCGCCGCCACCAACATCGCGGACAACAAGTTCCTCAAGGTCGGCGACGTCGGCGAGGAAGAGATCGTGAAGGTCGATCCGTCGTGGACAGCCGGCACGACCATCCCGCTCACCACGCCGCTCCTCCGGGCCCACGACTCCGGAGACGCGGTGGTCATGGTCGACGACGCGGGCACGACGATCCTGCGCCAGCGGATCGGCTTCATTCCGACGACCGACCACAAGGACGTGATCATGCAGGCGGTCGGTCCTGACGGCACCCCGATGCTCGTCACCCTGTTCGACTGCCTCAACACCGCGGGCGTGAAGATGGCGTTCGCCGACAGCGAGTCGGCCGGCACCCCGGTCACGTTCACGGCCTACGCCGACATCACCGATCCGACGCTCGCGCCCTACGCGATCGAGCGTCTGACGGTCTGATCCCATGACCGATCCCGTCGCCGATGCCGACGCCAGCAACGAGGGGGAGGTTGTCGCGGGCCTCCTCACGTTCGCCATCGACGGCAGATCCCACACCGTTCCGGAGCTCAAGTGGCGGGCCAACCGGGAGTGGCAGGCGCGCCTCCAAGCGACGTTCGCAACGCTCATCGGCATACCGGCGGACACGCCGGACGGGCAACGGGCGATGGCGGACGCCGAGCGTGAGCTCGTGCTCGCCTACGACGCCAGCGGTGCCCTCGGCGACCTCGAGGACGCGACTGAGCGCGAGATCGACGCGATCTACAACCGCCTGATGGAGGTGGCCTTCCCTTTAGCGCAAAGCCAGACGGCGCTGCTGGTGGGGATCGTCCGAGCGGCCGCCGAGTCAGCCCAGGCGAGCTCCACGAGTGGGCCATCGCGCAGTGGGGCTTCCGCGGGCCCGACGACCTTGAGGCCACGCTCACCCACCGCCAGGTCCTCCTCTTCTACGCCAAGGCGCAGGAGCGCATGAGCCAGGAGCGGCGCGACCGCATGACCGAAACCTTCGGCGCGGTCCGCGACGCGCTGCAGCGGGCCGTCGTGCCCACGTTCGGGGTCGTGATGGACGCAATGCCGGATCTTCCGCGGCCCTGGTATCTGCCTGAGATCCAGCCGTCGTCGCGCGTCGCTGCCCGCGCACAGATGGATGCCCTGATCGCTCGGGGTCGGAGGACCCGGCATTGAGCGCCATCGCGGACATCTTTGCCGCCGTCCGCCTCAACCTCGAGACGGGCACCTTCGAGGTCGACGCGGCCAAGGTCGCCGGCTCCGTCGGCGACAGCATGAGCACGAAGCTCAACTCGAACCTGAAGTCGGCGCTCGGGGCGGGCATCGGGGCACTCGCCGGGGCGGGGCTCGCGGGCGCGATCAGCGGCGCGACACGGCTCAACGAGCTCGCCGGCGAGTACCAGGTTCAGACCGGCGCGAACGTGGCCGAGGCAAAGGCATTCAGCGGGGTCCTCAACGATCTCTTCAAGAACGCCCACCAGGGCTATGACGAGATCGCGCAGACGCTGATCGGCCTCAAGACGCACTTCAATCTGGCAGGGCAGGAGGCCAAAGCCCTCGCCGCGGGCGTGCTCGACTTCGCGGAGGTCGCCGGAGGCGGCGGCGTGGCCGCGGTCGAGCGGCTGAACTCGCTGGTCAAGACCGGCGTAATCGCGCAGGCCGACATGGGCGTCACGATGGACAAGCTCGTGGCGAGTCGCCAGCTCTTCGGCGTCGACATCAACGCGACGATCGACAACCTGGTGAAGTTCGCCCCGGCGATGAACGCGGCCGGGATCTCGACCGATCAGGCCCTCGGGCTCATGAACCTGTTCGGCAAGGCCGGGATCAGCGCCGACCGGGCCACGATGGGCTTCTCCAAGGCGCTGTCCAAGGTGAAGTCCCCGGAGGAACTCACGCGGCTGGTCGCGGACATCAGCAACACGGAGGACCCGTTCGTCCGGGCGCAGAAGGCTGCCGACCTGTTCGGTGTGCGGGCGGGCGCCCAGCTCGCCAACGCGCTCCGTCCCGGGCAGGGCGGGATCGAGGCGTTCATCCCGACGCTGGACCAGTATTCGAACGCGGTCGAGAAGGCCGGCGAGGCCAACGACAGCACGTTCGGCGGCTGGGCACTCCTCCAGCTCCACAAGTTCCAGGGCGCCCTGGCCGATGTAGCCGGCGGCCTGGGGACCAGCTCCGATGCGATTCTGATGGCGGCCGCCCTCCTCGGCCCCAGGCTCACCATGGGCATCCTGGCCGGGCTCGGTGGGATCGGCGGGTTGCTCGTCCCTAAGATCGCCGGCCTGTTCACCTCCAACGTGGCGCCCTGGATGACGACCGGCACCAAGATCGGCACGATCATGGGAACGGCCATCGGCCCCGCGATGGCCCTGGCCGCGGCCGCCGCTGTGGTCATGGTCTGGGACTCGATCAACAAGGAGCTCAACTCGCAGGCGGCGGCCAACTCCGGACGTCTCGGCGAGGTCATCTCGACCCAGACGATGGACCAGCTGACGCAGGACAGGGCGGCGATCGGGAAGGGCATCGCCGACATCATGTCGATCCCGTTCGGCGAGACGCTGTACGGCGACCAGCTAGCATCGCTCCGGGCCGATCTCGCGAAGGTCGACGCGGCGATCGCGAAGTCCAAGGAGGCGCTCTGGCGGGACTCCCGGGCTCCCGCCCCCGGCTCGGCTGTCGCGGGACCGTCGTCGATCGACCCGGCGAAGATGTATGCCGACGCCGCGCGGATCGCCAATCAGGTCGGCGCGATCATCGGCGCGAACGTCCGGATCCCGGCGGCGCTCGTCTCGCAATGGTTCGGGACGTCGACGATCGACCAGGTCGCGGCCGCGGCCAAGCGGACCGGAGCCCTGGGCATGGTCGCGCTCGCGCAGGGGATCTCGGACGCCCGACAGGTTCCGGTCGACGCGTTCAACACGATGCTCGAGATGCTCAAGACGCCCGAGACGAAGTCGCAGGAGGAGATGCGGCTCGCCGGCGGACTCACGAGCAAGGCGCTCGCGGACGGGCTCCGCTCCCAGGATCCCGAGATCAAGGCGCAGGCCGTCGCCGTCCGGCGGATGCTGGTCGCGCGCCTCGAGGAGCTTGCGCTCTCGACCCACGCGCTCGGCGCGTCGGCGATGGACGAGCTCAACGCCGGGCTCGCTTCGAAGGACTCCACGATCCGGCGAACGGCGGAGCTGGCGCGGGACACGGTCCTCGCGGCGCTCGAGGCAGATGCCAAGGCGCGGACGATCGGCGCGGGCATCGGAAGCTCCTACTTCGAAGGACTCGGATCGACCTGGCTGCCCGGAAGGAACGCCGGCGTCGGCCCGATCAAGCTCGCGAGCGGGATGCCCTACGTCGAGCAGACCATGCCCGCGATTATCCACGCGGGCGAGGCAGTCCTGACCGTCGCGCAGGCCGACGCGTGGCGCGCCGGTGGCGGCGGCCCGCGCGAGCAGAAGATCAACATCGAGCACGTCGAGATCCGCGATGCCCACGACGAGTTCTCGCTCATCCAGCAGCTTCGCTTCCTGGCGTCGGTGGGCTGAGCCATGACCCTCGCGAGGCGCTGGATCCACAAGATCGACGGGGTCGACCTCAACACCGGGGACCCGTTCGCATGCAACGTCCCGGATGCAGAGGCGGACTTCGGGGCTCAGGTGCTCACGACCGACATGCAGGCGCGGACCCCCGTGTTCAACCGTCAGCAACCGGTCGCTGGGCGCTTCACGTTCCTGATCACGATCGTGTCCCACAGCGACGCCGAGTACCTGGCCAACCTCACGACCCTGCGTGCCCTCGTCGCGCCGGGCGTTCACACGTACACCCGGGCCCGCCCCGGCGAGGAGGACACCGGCAAGAGCGCCGCGGTGTACTTCGACGCTGGCCTCGTCGTCGACACCGAGACCGGGCTCTGCACGGCCAAGGCCATCGCCCCCGACCCAACCTGGAGCTGACATGGACGGAACCGATCTCGGCTGGTACCTAAGCTCCGGAGGATCCTCGGAAGGAGGAGCGAAGTCGGCGACGCCGATCGTCGACGCGACCGACAACAACGTCTTTGCCGACGTCTCGAGCGCGGCGCGGATCGCGGGAGGCACGGAGATCCGCAAGATCTTCCTCGAGAACGACCACGCGACAGACCCATACGAACCGCATTCGATCTGGATCTCGACGGCGCCGAGCCATTGCACGGCTGAGCTCGGGCTTGGCTTCGATGACGTCGACGACGACGAGGTGACGGGCGGCAACCTGGTCGCCTTCGGCGCGGCCGCGCAAGTCGCGCTCACGTCCGACGCGGCCGACGACCGCTCGGTCGACGTTCACGGCCAGGTCTCCGGCGTCCCGACGATCGAGACGGTCGTGCTCGCCGGTACGGACGTCGTCCTGACGTCCGCGTCATTCGATGTGGTCGACGCGCTCCACACTGCGGTCTCGGCGAGCCGGACGGTCTCGATCGCGGAGGGATACGGCGGGACCATTCGCGGGACGATCGACCCGGGCGTCGCCAACTGCTTCCGCTGGCAGGCCGCACTGTCGAAGTCGGCCGGGATCTGGCGGCCGTCGCTGGTCGCCGGCGCCTCGGAAGGAATATGGGAGCGGATAACCTGGTCGGCCGGCGCGATCGTCGGCGTCCAGGACGTCCCGCTCGCGACGGAGGAGATCTGATGCCCTTCACCATCCAGAGCAACGACGTCGCGGCCAACCCGGACCGGCAGTCCGTCTGGTACGACACGGACATCGCGATCCTCGCCCTAGCCCTTGCGGGGTACGGCGTGCGGGGTGGGGGCTGCGGCGTGTGGTCACAAGGAGAGGTTAGCGGCGGGAGCAACCCGGACGACATGACCGTCTACGTCACGTCTGGACAGGTTAGCGGGTGGGGCGTCGTGTTCGATGCGAGTGGAGACTCAGCCCTCGCCGTCGACGCTGCAGACGCCACCTACCCTCGGATCGACCTCGTCTGCCTGAACAGCGACACCGACGGCATCCCACGTATCCAGACCGGGGTGCCGGCTGCGTCGCCGAAGCCGCCGGATCTGACCACCGAGGGGCTAGAGGCGGTAGCACTCGCGTTCATCGACGTCCCGGCCGGCGCCACCGCGATCACCCAGGCAATGATCACGGACAAGCGCGTCACCCTTGTTCCGCCGTCGGTGCGGATCGCGGAAGGCGTCCCGGACGGCGCCCCGTATGCCGGCGAGCAGTTGGTAGCCGTGGACACGACGCCTACGACGGGCGGGATCTACGTTTGGGACGGAGCGGCCTGGGTCAAGGCCGCCTCGATCTGAGCCGATGGCCGGAGCGATCGTCGGACCCGGCGGCGGGCTGGTCGGACCGGGCGGCGGGCTGGTCGGACCGGGCGCGGCTACTCGTCCGATAGATCCACCGTCCGCAGGGACGAGCGCGATCGTCGGACCCGGCGGCGGGCTCGTCGGACCCGGCGGCGGGTCCGTCGGACCCGGCGTACCGGGTGTTGGTCCCACGGGTCCGCCGTTTGCCGGACTATCGCAGCCGTTCGTGCTCGGCTCGGTCGGCTCCGAGCTCCACCAGCTCGTCGACCTCGAGGGACCCATCGTCCGCTCGACAAGGCGCCAGCGGTTCGCGATCGTCGGCCGGCTCGGATCCGCGCTCTCGCAGCCGTTCGCCGTGGTCGCCGACTCCGTCGGGACGGACCTTCACCAGCTCTTCGACTTCCTCGCCGCGGGCTCGACCGGGCTCCCGGCCGGCGTCCCGCCGATCTGGCTCCCGCTGATGGTGTTCGACAAGGCCGGGACCTACCTCGGCTCGATCGCCGCCTACAACGTCACCGGGCCACCCGTCCGCTACCTCCGCTCGCGGCGCGTCACGAACGAGGGCCGGATGACGTTCGCGGTCCCACGGAGCTCGCCCGACATCGGCCTGATCGCCTCCGATCGCCTGGTCCGCCTGCAGAGCGCGCGCGGCGAGGCGCCATGGTGGGGCACGATGAGCCCGTCGGTCTCGGCGGGAGGCGTCCAGGAAGTCGAGTGCGCGGACGGCTACACCGTGCTCCGCGACGGACCGGCGGTGACAGTCAAGGAAGCCGTCGGCGACGGGACGCCAGCGACCGCGGTCTACGCCCGGGTCATGGGCATCCACAACGACCTCCGGCTCGGCTCGGGCGAGGCCGCCTGGGAGCTCGATGTCGCGGGCGCGCGTCCCTTCCGGGGCGACCTCGATCTCGACACCGATACCCTCTCGGCGCTTGATCTGGTGATCTCCCGGAGCCGGACCGAGCTCGCCGTCGACTCGCGGCTCGAGGGCAATCGCCTGGTCCCGATCCTCCGCGTCCGCGACCGCTTCGACGCCGGCGCCGGAGCTCCGATCTACGACGGGCCGGGCGGGAACGTGGTCGCCAACCCGACGATCGTCGAAGATCCGACGCCGCTCGTGTTCTCGATCCGGCTGCGCGGCACGACGACCGACCTTTCGAAGTGCCTCCCGGAGTGGGCGCAATGGGCGATCGCGGACGTCACGCCGGAGGTGACGGTCTCGGTCTCGCCGGGCGCCTACCGGAACCGCCAGCGCCGCGACGAGTCGCTCGATTGGGGGCTCTCCGCGGCCGCGGTCCAGGCGCAGTGCAACGCGATCGTCGAGTGGATCTGGTCGCTCTATCGGTCGTTCCTCAAAGCCGTTCACGACATCGAGGGGCGACCCTGGCACGACGGGTGGGTCTATCTCGGACCTCCCGACACCTACGAGCCGAAGGCGGCCGGCAAGGACTCGCTGAGTCGCCGCGCCTGGCGGTCCAGGCTCGAGCTCGTCGAGATCGACGGGGAGCCCGCGAGCGCGATCATGCTCTCGGACAAGGCGTGCATGGTGAACCTCCGCGAGTGGCTGCTCGTCCGGTACAACCGCGCGAGCGGCGTCCAGACGGTCGAGACCCAGGCGATGCCGTCGGTGGCCGGCGCCTCGCTCGTCAAGTGGAACGTCGGCGCCGGCGGAGCGGTGCTCTACCAGGCGAGCGGAGGCCGCGTCACCGCTCGGTCGACGATCGCCAACACCGGCGCGTTCGTCGACCCGTACACGACGCCGATCTACGATCCGGTCCTGAAACGCACCCTCAACATGCGCCGGGTGATCTCGGGCTCGCGCGCCCTGGTGTCCTACGTCTACCAGTCCGACCCGGACAACACGTTCGTCGACCTCGGTCCGGACGCGGCGGTCGCCCAGGCGGCCGGCGACGGCTCGAGCTTCATCGGCAAGGTCTACGACTTCGAAGAGGATCGGATCGACGACTACGATCCGCGACGCGACGGGATCGGCGTCCGGAAGGCGTCGGCGTCGGTGTTCGACGGGAAGGAGAGCTCCAAGCCGCGCTGGCATATCGCGAGCTTCAACGTTGGCGGCGACGCGGCGACGGGTCTGACGTCCGGGATCTCCGCGACCGAGACCGCGATCGAGATGGACTCGATCGACGGGTTCCCGGATCCGGACGTCGACGCGAGCTCCTTCCCGTTCCTGGTCGCGATCGACTCGGGATCGAACAAAGAAATCGTCAAGGTGCTCGGGATGAGCGGGACGCTCTGGAACGTCGTCCGTGGTCAGGGCGGGACCGAGGCGATCATCCATGAAGGCGGAGCTACGGTCGGACGCGAGGGAGCGCCGGCGTGGCCTGGCTTCCCGTTCCCGTACTCGTGGCCGGAGGGCGCGGCGTGGGCGTCCGACGAGCTCGCGGAGGTCTCCAAGCCGCTCATCCGCGTCCAGGCGCATGTCTCGCACTTCCGGGGCGACCAGCTGACGATCGGCTACGGCTCGACGCACGCGGTCGACGTCGCGAGCGAGGGGCCGCCTGGTCGATGGGTCGGGACCGAGCGCGCCATCGGCTGGTCGACGGACGCGGTCAACGGAGAGACGGAGGTTGTCGGCGAATGGCTGGTCCCGTGATCCCTCGCGACCGGATGATCGACGCGGTCGCTCCGACGCCGACTCGCAAGCCGGCGCTCGAATACCCGAACGCGCCCGTCGCCGCGAAGGTGGTCGCGAAGGTCAAGGAAGTGGTCAAGAAGTCGATCGCGCTCCACGGCCGGGTGCTGACCGACGACCAGTACGGCGCCGAGCTCCTGTTCAGCCTCGCGACCGGCGACGGCGCCGGCTCGAGCTACGCGGCCGACATGGTCGACCCGAAACCCAAGTCACTCTGGTACTGGCGCCTCCGGATCACGCAGCACCGCGTCGACCCGTTGCTCCAAGGCTTCGCGACGACCTGGTATCCCCCTCCCGGCTGGTCGTTCAAGGCGATCAAGGGCGTCGCGCCGGGGCTCTCGCCCGACAACCTCCCGGTGTCGCTCCTCGACGAGGCCGTTTCGAACCCGCTCGTGATCACGCGCGTGATCCGAGCTCCCGCCAGCCCGAACGCGGCGATCGGCTTCCGGGTCGTGGTCACGCGGAAGTACCTCCCGTGAGCACGATCGCCGCGGGCGGAGCGATCGTCGTCGGCGAGGGCCGCTGGTGGGGATCCGGCTCCTGCGGCTATGTCAACCTCGGAGACGTCGCCGCCGGCGCGACGTTCGTCGCATGGGGATCGATCGGGTGGGTCTCCGGTGCCGGCTACGCGCTCGAGAACGCGGGCGGCGGTGCGTCGCGGCTCACGATCACGGAGGACGGGACCGACGTCACCGTCCATGCCGACTCGTGCAGCTACTGGGGCTTC